GTCTGGCGTCCCCCTCCGGTTCACCGGATGTATCGGCCCGTTCCGACCCCTTGCGTCGATCCTGGGGCAAATGCGGGCCGAATCCGGGCCGTTCCGGTCCGTTCCGGCCGGGTGTATTTACTGGCTGAGGCCCAACTGTTACAAGTTATGGCCCACTTATCACACTTAGGCCCTCAACTGTTATAAGTAGCGGCCCACAATGGGTCGTTGGACCCATCCGGCCGACGTTTCTTAGGCTATTAGGGCCGATACCATAAGAGGGGCTGGAGAGCGGTCACTCCCCAGCCCCAAGCCAAGGACCTACGAAGGAGGCCCTCGACCATGAAGAAGCTACTCACACTCGTCATCGTCGGCATCGTCGGACTCGCCGCCTGTGGCGGCTCGAAGGATGTCGTCCTAGGCGGCTCCAAGCCCGCCGACGCCGCCACCGTGGCTCCTGCCACCACCGCCCCCGCCCCGAAGCCTTCCGCGCTCGGCAGCTACCTCGCCTGGTCGCAGAGCCACATGGATGACATCCAGTCCATCAGCGATCTCAGCCACGGAGCCACCGACGCCCTGAACGCCCACGACTCCAACCGAGCGGCCGACTTGGCCGACCAAGTCGCCAGCGGCTATGCGCGGCTGGAGATCTCGGTGCCCACCGGCACACCGGTTGGTGACGCTTCACACCTGGCGTTCGGGACGTGCAAGACGGCCTGGCGTCACAGCGCGACGGCGGTGCGCAGTCTCGACACCGCCAAGATGGACGCCGTTGGTTCGGAGTTGACCGACTGCGCCTCTGCGATGCAGGACGCCACCGCCCTCATCGGCTCCTAGTAGACCCTGAGGCTCGGCGCTCCGAGTTCGTCTCGGGCCTTGAACCACGCCAAAGTCGCTCCCATGAGAGACGTGATGTCTCCACGGGAGCGCTTTCGCGTCCAGCGCCATCTGTCGCCGTTGCCCAGCTTCACGACCGAGCGCATGGCGGCCGTCAGGTAGGCGTCCTGGCGGATCACACAACTCACATTCATCATCGAGTCGAAGAACGCCTGGCACGCCACCGTCACGTCGGCGTACGTCAATGTCAATGGTGGTTCATCGAGTTCCGTCACCAAAGTGGCGGCCGGGCCGGTGCCATCGATGACCACACCAGCGATGTCGTGCTGGGCGCGCAACTGCGCCACCTTGGAGGGCAGCCACTCGGTGCCGGGCCGCACATCGAGCACACGGATACTCACCTTCGTACCGTCCTCGTTGGAGCCAGCGGCCACGATCGAGGACTGGGTGCGCTCCGGGTTGATGTCCACCGACAGCCACCAGGGTTCATCACAGGCTGGCTCTGTCTCGTTCAGGAGCAGCCAGGTGCCCCATGGCACGATCGTCTCGACGGTGGCGTCGCTCCAGATGTTCAGGTAGCTCCGGCTGAAGTCCTCGGGCTTCATCGTCTCCTTGTCGGCCCGGATGCGGGCCTCACTCACGGTGCGGCCCAGCGTCGGTATGCACGACCACCACGTCTCGGGGTTGTCGGGGTCGTCGTCCGGCTCGGCGCTCCACTCGAAATAGGCGATACCCGTGTGATCGCCGTTGGCCACGGCGCGCCGACCCATCTCGACGTGGCGACGCAGGAGCACACTTGTGTCATCACCGGCCGTGCTCACGATCCAGAGTTGCGAGTCCCGCGTCATCATGGCGGGGCGCATGGCGGTGATCACGGCCTCGTCCCGGAATGACCACGCCTCATCGATCACACCGAGGTCGAGGGTGTCGCCGTGGCCCTTCTTCGGAATCGGGGGCGCCGGGCGGTAGCGGGTGCCGTTCTTCCACCGCACCACCTCGGTGCCGTTGGCTCGTCTCGGTGCCGCCTTCATGTGGCGGCGGAAGAACGGGCGGCCCTCCAGGTCCTCGATGGACTCCAGCCACTTCACGCGGGCGTCCAGGCCGCTCTGGGCGGTGCTCACGATGAGGTTCCGTGCCCGAGCTAGGCCCCACCATGTCGTGAGCACACGAGTCACCGTCGTCTTACCGCCCTGGCGAGGAATCGTGAACACGACGGTGCGGTAGGCGAATCCCTGCTCGTCCACTTCCAGCGCCGTATCGAGCACCTGCTGTTGGTGGGGCATGGGCGGCAGGCCCATGCGGGCTGCCACCTCAGCACAGCGAGGCCCGAAGGTGGGGCGGTCAGTCCGGAGTGTCGCCAGTCGAGGCGGGCACGGCCTCGGCGTACCGTTCGATCTCGTCATCGTCTTCGGTGTCCTCGGGCACCGGGGGCGCGGTGCGGGCCTGATGTTCGAGCAACCAGGCAGCCGCCCGCCAGGAATCCTTGGTGGCGGCCATCGCCGTGTCCCGCACGACCTCGACCATGGCCGCCTCGTGCTCGGCTTCGGCTTTGGCCAGCGCGGTGGCGAAGTCGGTGAAGTGGCGGCGCTGCTGGGTCAGTCGGCCGCCGCCCAGGAAGCTCGCCCCCAGATGTTGCCATTTGGAAACATCGCCCGGATCGAGTCCGGCCACGAGGGCGGCCACGGTGGCGTTCTGACCCTCACGGATGCGGTCCAGGAACATGCCCACGGGGGTGACGACGGGCCACCCATCGGCGTAGCCGAGGGCCAGTTCGGGCGGTACGAGGCCCTTGCTCACCGGCTGCGACGGCGGTAGCCGGGGCCGCTCACGGTGCCCCGCTTCGTCCCCACGCTGGCGACGCGGTTGCCGTAGCGCGCCCGCACGGCGCGGGCCACGTGGGTGTAGGTGGCTGAGTTCGAGGACATGCGGGCACGGGCCAGCGCCGACCGGGCGCGGCCGGGGGTGTTGATGGGGAAAGCCCTGCGTGACGGGTATGCGAAGGCCGATCGAGGGAGCTTCGAGGTACCGGGGGCAGACGACTTGCGGATGGCCATGGCGGCCTCCTTGGGCTGGCACAACGGACCGATTGTGACATCTCGACCACCGCGTTATGTCAAGCTGGTGCCCCAATGGCCAAGCGATCGCTGGTGCGAGCACGACCGGCCGCACGAGCAGTGACCTCGGCCGGGCCGCTCGCCGGGGACGGAACGGGCAGTGGCTGGCCGACCCAGGGCTGGTCCCGAGTGATGGGCCGCACCGGCTCCCCGCCCGACTTCTGGGACCCCTCCTCGGGCATGTGGCCCCCGTGGCCGATGGCGGCCATGCGGTCGGCCATCCCCGAGTACGAGGTCATGGGCCTGCCCGCCTTCAACCGGGGCAAGAACCTCATCGGCGGCCTGCTGGCCCAGATGCCGCTGGTGGACCGCAAGGACGACGGCACGCCGTGGGACGCCAACCCGATCTGCACCGACCCGTGGCCGGTGATGGGTCCGGCCGAGTGGATCAGCTACATGACCGACTCGATCATCGTCACCGGCGACGCCATGGGCATCCCGGTGGACTTCGACGCGGACGGGTATGCACGCCAACTCGTGCCCATCGATCCTCGTCGGGTCTACGTGTACGTGGACGCTGGCCAGGTCTGGTACGACATCTACACCGACGAGGGTGTGATCACACTCCCCCGCTCGCAGATGTGGCACGCCAAAGGCCTCACCATCACGCACGACGGGCTGCGCGGTGTCGGCGTCATCATGCAGTTCGCCACGGCGCTCGGCCTCGGGGCCGAACTCATGCGCTACGGCGTGAACGCCTACTCGTCATCGGGTGTGCCCAGCGGCGTCGTGAAGGTCAACCTCCGCAACGTGAGCCAGAAGCAGGCCGATGGTGTGAAGAGTGATTGGCGGGCCAGCTTCCGGGACCGGGTGCCTGCCGTGTTGTCACAGTTGATGGACTTCACACCCATCTCGTGGTCGCCGGTGGACATGGCGTTCCTGGAGAGCCGACGCTTCAACGTGAGCGACGTCGCCTACATCCTGAACCTCGATCCGATGGACCTCGACACCACGATGGGTTCGAGTAACACGTATCACAATCGTGAGCAGAAGAGTTACGAGCGCCTGCTCACCTCGATCGGCCCGTACCTGGTGCGCTTCGAGCAGGCGTACCGATTCCTGGTGCCTCGTGGTCACCATCCGACGTTCGACCGCTCGATCGTGTTGTGGGCCGACTCGCTGACCCGTGCCCAGATCCAGCAACTGCAACTGGCCAATGGCACGATGGTGCTCAACGAGGCCCGAGCCATGGAGCAGCGCCCGCTGTTCGGGGACTGGGCCAACGAGCCGTTCGCCCAGCCGCCCGCCCTGGAGACGGAGCCACCGCCCGGCCTGGAGCAGCCGCCTCCACCGGTGCCGTCCAGCGAGGAACCCGCGGCCCCGGAGACGGACGTCGTCAACATCGGCGGCGGGCACACGACCTCGACGCCGCCTACGGGGCCGGGGGCGACCATCGGCCAGCACAACAGCCCGGCTCGCAACCCGGTGCAGCCTCGTGGGCCTCAGGCCGCGCCGTTGCACAAGCCCCGAGCGCCCATCGCCGTCAGTGCCTACACCCGTCGTCCTCCGCAACGCCCGCAGAAGGGGGCGCCGTCATGACCATCTTGGAAGTCGTCCGCTCCCTGCCGCTGGAGGCCGACGAGGTCGATGTCGTCGGCCGTCGTCTCGATGGCATGGCCTTCGCCTGGGATCGCCTCTACCGCGTCACCGACAACGGCCGTGAGTTCTACGAGGAGGGCTTCAAGCGGGGCTGCGCCACCCAGACGTTGCGGGCGCGGCGCAACACCTTCGAGCTTCGGGACGACCACTACGACGACCGGGTGGGTCTGGTGGGCTTCGCTGAGGCCGACGACGGCCTGGTCTTCACGGCCACGATGGACGCCACCCCCGAGGGCGACCGTCAGCTTGATCTCCTGCGGGGCCACCAGAAGACCGGCGTATCGATCCGCTACGGCATCGTGCGCAACCAGCCCCGCTCCGGCCCGCCGTGGTGGCGCAGTCAGATCGAGCTTCGGGAACTCAGCCTCACCGGCTCACCACAGTATGCAGACGCTCGGGTCCTGGCCCTGCGCTCGACACGGGAGCCGAGGCGGCAGTGGGAGCGCCCGGCCGATCTCGACGCCATCCTGGCCTGGACGCCGCCCGAGATCTGAAGTGTCGCAACTGCGACGATTCGAGGGTGGTGTGATCGCACCACTCAGTTGACGGACCAGCGGCGTTGCGGTACTACTGAGCCGCCCACGGCGCGGCATTGGCCCCGTGAGGCGGTCCTCTTCACGTCTCGTGTGACCTTCACGGGGGTTTGCTATGCCCGCCATGCTCGAACGCCTTCGGGCGGACTTTGTCACGTCCACCAACCGCTACCGGTCCCTCGAAGATCTGATCGCCAACGAGGACCGCGATCCCACCGAGGTCGAGCAGGGCGAACTCGACAGCCTGGGCGAGCACCTCCGTGCCCTCCAGCCCCGCATCGAGGAAGCGACCAACCTGGAGCGCTCGCTGTCGGCGGGCAACACGGCGCTGGCCACCATGCCCACCACGCCCGTGTCCGGCTCACGCACCCGCACCCCAACGCGTGAGGCCCGTCCCGAGGACCACTTCCGGAGCTTCGGTGAGTACGCCTCGGCACTTGTCACACCGGGGGCCGTGTCGATCGAGGACTCCGACTCCATCCAGGAGGCGATCCTCCGCTACGAGATCGCGGCCAACGAGCGTCGCCGGGCCTTCGTGGACGTGACGACCGGTGACGTGCCCGGCATCGTGCCGCCCGTGTGGATCACCACCATCGCGGACACGATCCTCACCAGCCGCCCGTTCATCGAGGCGTTCTCGACGCTGCCGCTGCCCGACACCGGCATGGTCCTGAACTACCCGAAGATCGCCACTCGCCCGCTGGTCGGTAAGCAGACGGCAGAGAAGACCGACATCGCCAGCCGTAAGACCACCATCACGCAGGCGTCGTCCAACGTGACGACCTACGGCGGCGGCGAGGACGTGTCGATCCAGGTGCTCCAGCGCACCGACCCGGCCTACCTCGGCCTGATGCTCCAGTTGTACGCCGAGCAGATGGCCATCGCCATGGACACCGACGCCATCACAGCGGCCGAGGCGGCTGTGACAAGTACGGCGGTCACGCTGTCGGCAGCGGCGCCCGCGGCCTGGAACCAGCTTCTGGCCACCGCCATCGGGGCCATGATGCAGTCGAGCCGCCTCATGCCCGACACCTTCGTGATGGGCACCACGCTGTGGGCCGCCTTCGCCGGTGCCGCCGACTCGACCGGTCGCCCGCTGTTCCCCAACGTGAACGGCTTCAACCCGGTGGGCACGCTGAGCTTCACGGACCCGAGCGGCAGCGTGCGGGGCCTCACCATCGCCGTCGATCCGCAGATGAACCCGGTGCACGGCCTCATCGGTGCTCGGGTGGCTTTCACGGCCTTCGTGAGCGGCTTCCAGACGATGTCGATCGACAACCCGACCAAGCTCGGCCGGGACTACGCCGTGTTCGAGTTCGCCGCCTTCGCCCAGCGGCGTCCCGATGCGGCCATCAAGGTCGTGCTCGGCGCATGACCGACATGGCTCCTGATGCAGACGAGGACCCTGTGGCCCTCGCTGAGGCGCTCGATGCCACCATCGACGCCGCTCAGGACGCCCTGGCAGCGGGCAACCCGGACCAGGCCCAGGACATCCTCGTGGCCGCCGAGCAGACGAGCGACACCCTGCTCGAAGTGCTCGGCGGCGACGATGCTGACGAGCCGAGCGGCTGATGCTCACCAGCGCCGACCTCATCAGCTTCATGGGCATCAACACGCCTGTCCCGGCCGACCTCCAGTCGGTCGTGGACTGGGCGGTGGCGGCCACGAACGGTCTGATCCTGGATCGGTGTGAGAACAACCTCAACGACACCGACCCGTGGTCGCCGTCCGTCGAGTACGCCGCCAAGCTCCAAGGGGCGCGCCTCGTCAAGCGGCGCGCTTCACCGGAGGGCGTGGCCGGGATGGGCGACTTCGGACCGGTGCGGGTGAGCGTGCTCGACCCCGACATCGAGAACATGCTGTCGTTCGACCTCTGGCTGACGTTCGCCTGATGCTCGCCCTGTCCGACGTTCGCAAGGCAGTCGAGGAGTGGATGCACTCCGAGGCCGTCAACACGGCGGCCGACGTGGTGCCGCTCCAGGGCGACGTGGGCAACTTCACGTGCCGCTACCACGAGAACCTGGCCAAGGGTGTGAGCGGTGTGACGATCGCAGAGGT